TTAATCCAAATGAAATGCATGGATCAAGTTGCGTTATCAATGAAGCGATTGGTTACATCAAAGGGATGTGTAATGTTGTTCCTCTGGTTAAACCAAAAGCATTTGCTGCTTCATATGCTGCAGATAGAATGAAGTTTGTTATGGATTACGCAAGGGCTGCATAATGTTTCAGTATACACTGAATAATCATTTTCGTTGGGGATGGGATCACAATAAGTGGTTTAATAATCAATCACAAGAATCCCAAACCTTGCGAGTTGGTATCGGTGCATGTAAACGTGAGTATTCTTCATTCCGTGAAGAGTGTATTATTGCAGCTGACACTATTTCTCAGCAAACTCAAAGACGTCTTTATGTTATGTGGGACAGTAGTCTCGATACGCAAGTGATTTGTTTCTCAATGTTGGAAGCGCAATTAGATTTTACTATTTGTATTCCATCAATGGGAAACAATCTTAACGTAGATGATGTTCAACAAGCAAAGAAATTTTGTGAGAAATTTAAACTCAGATACTTGTTGTTTAAAATTCATATGCCAACTTTCTTTAAAGAATTTTGCGCACCAATAATCAAACAATACAGTTTTGTTACTTCGCAAGAACTGATGAATCTATGGGTTCAAGAACAAGTAAGACTTGAACATGGTGGGTTTTTTGTATCTGGAAAACTCATGGAATTAAACAGATATCCAATCGGAATAGATGGTACTACATATAGCGAATGCTCTTGGAAAATACCATCATCGCCAATTCAACAATACTTCATTGACAGAGAAGAAAATGCTATTTCAAATTTCTTCTTATACACACCAGAGTTGATTGCTTCATTTATTATGAGTAAAGAACTGTTGTCGTTTGTCAATTCGCAAGAGTTAATCTACACACCAAATTTAATACCAGTCGATGAATACAATAAAATATTCGAATACTGTTTAAAGCCACTGTTCTTAAAAAATCATTGGCCAGAATTGATCCCAATGTTTGATAAATCAAAAGATATTTTGAATGATCAAGATACATCTTTCGCAATGGTTTCCGAATTCTATTTACAGAAACCGAAATTTAAACAAGATAAAACAGTATATATCGATTACTCTGAAATGAAAGAGCATTTCGAATCATCGCAGACAATGACAGTATGGCACAGTAACAGTGGCGATCGTGAGCAAACATTAGAATCTGTATTTGATTCGATATTAAATATCACAGAAGACGATCTAATGCTTGACAATAATACCGATTTATAGTATAATAATAATACCGTGTTGATAATTATGGAGGAAGTATATGTTAGAAATTAACATTAAAAAAGTTGACAATGGATTTGTGGTGAGTATTAACAAAGACATTGAAGACGAATTGGTAGACCAAACTTTTGTTTTTACTAGATATAGTCAAGTTGTGAAGTTTTTAAAAGAACATCTCAACGGAAAAGATGTAGCATGAATGTAATTGAAGCCAAGGATGCCATTAACAGATATATGTATATGGCTGACACAAATGTCAATATCGATGATGTACATCAAACATTTGTTCTAGAAAAAATGAAACTCGATAAACAATTCTCATTGTTCCTTGATGAGTTTGAAGAAGAAATGAATCAATCTGACCAGTTTGACAGTGCTTCTTGGAAGCAATATAAAATTATGTTAAAGGAATACAATGATATTGAACGATGTGTTGCACAATCAAGATATTATCTTAACAAGAATGTTTAATAGTCCAAAAGAATTTTCTCTCTACATTGAACAAATAGTCAAGGATAGACGCATCTCGCACATGGATGCTGTATTAGAATATTGTAAAGAAAATTTTATTGAACCAGAAGATATTAAGAAGCTGATAAACAAATCACTTAAAGATAAAATTAAAGTTAATGCTACAGAACTCAACTATTTCCCAAAGCCAGCCACTCTCGACATCGATGTCCAGTAACAAAGCAATTAATGCTTATAGAATGTATCTTGCTGTGAAATTACACTTTATGACTGATAAGTATGATATCACAGACAGCCGAGATCATGTTCGTGTTTCGTACAAAAAGTTTGACGAACGAAACCAATCATCACTATATGAAAAGTTTGCGGATAAATTCGATAAAAAATCTGAGATGGCGCAATATCTAATTGCCAACTTTGCTTATGGAGCATGGGGCAATACTGATATCATTTATGGCACCTCTGAATCTGACCAGAATTTAAAAGAGTGGAATCGTAGAAAAGAATCAATTACTCAAATCTTTAAAAATGACTTGAGTAAGATTCGTTTGCATTATGAGACAAACGAGATTAAGTTTCTACCTGACATTCAATCAAAGTTTCCAACCATACCACATTTATTTCAAATGTTTCTGGGCAACCATATAACACTTGAGACAATTGTGATGTTGGATAAGTTTCATCCGTTCTTAGATACTTGGAAAACATCCATCGGTAATCTATTCTCGGATGATATTCGTCGCATCATCAAAACCAAACCATTTGTGAAATTTGATGAGGCAAAGGTCAAACCAATTTATTTGGAGTTTATTCAAGAGTTCTAAAATGGGTCATACATACAGGAAAGAAAAGTCATTTGACGAATATGGACGTGGTGCTAAAAAGCGTCTAAATAGTATTCTAGAAAAGAAGTATACTAAAAACCAAAATACAGTCTTCTTTGAAGACGAGGAAGATTATGAAGAAGAGGAAGAACATGAGTTTGAACAAATTCAATCTGATAGACAGAAGTAAACATTTCGAATCAATTGCTGTGAGTAAGAAATTGGAAGTAGAAACTGTTTCCGATAAAAACACTGGCTTGCAGTATTATGTGATTAAAAATGTTTTACAAGATCCAGATGCGTTTGTTGAGATTATGCAGAAACATAATGCCTATGGTGGTGATGTTGAAATTAACACACCTGGATATCGACAGTTGATTAGTTCACTGGAAATTCCAACACTGACAAAGTTATATGCTCAGTTGTTTAAAGAATTTACTTCATTTGAATCTAAGATGTCTTCATGGTATTATACCTCTGGAATCTATCATACTGATATGGTTGCTACCAACAATAACAATATGCCAAGGTTCTCACCATATCCATTAGCAACACAGTTGTGTTTGTCTAAGGATGCTAAAATGGGGATGGGGTTTTTCCAAGCTGTCATTGACCCAGAGCATATTTACGCAAGATACAATGATGAGATCAAAGGTTGTGATGAAGAATTGTTTAATACAATTTTTCCTGTATATAAACAACAAGAGAATCCAGAAAAAGTTAAATGGACAAACTTCGAAGGCAATGAAAATTGGAAACCATATGCCTACGAGAAATTCGAATACAATAGTGTGGTAATTTATGACCCACTATACTTCCATCAAATTTATTTTGAGGATGACAAAATTGAGGATACGCAATATGTACTGAGCGGATACCTTGATGCTCCAATTATTCAAATTCCATTCTGGCAAGCCAAGCCGAAGGAAGAAGAAATTGGAGAAAAAAACTTGACAGAAACTGAAGTTTCAGATATACTATGACTAAATAGTTGTATATCATGACTAATGTGAAATACGACAATTTAAATACACTTTTATACGACAAAGGAAATACAAATGGATATTCAAACATTACGCAAGTCACGCAACCAAGATTTTTCTAAGATCCTTGGAGAGTTCGACAAAATTGCCAAACCATCTGAAGGTGGTGGCAAATCTTATGAAGACGATCGTTTCTGGAAACTTACTCCAGACAAAGCAGGAAATGCTACCGCAACGATTCGTTTTCTCCCACGAGTAGAAGGCGACGAGTTCCCATGGGCACGTGTCTTCAATCACAGCTTCCAAGGTCCAACTGGTAAATGGTACATCGAGAACAGTCTAACGACTATCGGTGAGAACGATCCTGTTGGTGAATTGAATTCACGTTTGTGGAATTCTGGTTCAGAAGCAAATAAAGAAATCGCTCGCAAGCAAAAGCGTAAGTTGACTTACATTGCTAATATCTATATTATCAACGACCCTGCTAAACCAGAGAACAACGGCACTGTTAAGTTGTTCAAGTTTGGTAAGAAAATCTTTGATAAGATTATGGACAA